AACTGCTCAGACAGTTCTTTCACTTCGCCTTTAACTTCGGTGTCAACGCCACCTTTTTCTTTGAGCTGGCCTTCGAATTTCTCGATTGCAGCTTGCAATTTCACTTCTTGCTTGGCCAAGCCAGCTTCGATGATGTCTTTCAGTTCCATGATGATTTCCTTCAGGAGTTAGTTTGCTTTAATCTGGAATAGCTTAGCAATTTCTTGCTTCGCCTTTTCTTCTGCCAAAAGCTCACCTTTTAGCAAGGACTTGATGCGCGATACCAGCATACACGCATCATTCCGACTAAAGCCGCCTGACTCCCTCAGCGCAGCTTCAACTTCGCGAATGCTTGAGGCAGTTTCGATTGCAGATTTCACGCTATTGATCGTAGCGTTCAAATCGGCAGGCTCTTCAACCACACTGATCTCAAACAATTCAATTTCTTTCAGCAAGCGACGGCCATCGCCAATCGACTCGCTTCGTGTTGGCATATAGCCGATCGACATACCGTCAATCGCGCCATGTTTCATAGAGGCGTAAACGTCGCCAGCAACAGAATGGCCAGGAGTCAATTGACCCTCGACGAACAAACCCTTGCTGTCAACAAACATATTCTTCCACTTGCCAATGATTGGGCCATAGTGGTTCCAGCGCAAACGAATTGGACGGTCGCGATTCACGAGCGTCTTGTCGTAGGCGTTCGGGTCGATCGTGTCACCATAGGCATCAACTCCGCCAAAGACGGAAGCGTAGCCAGAGAACGACATATCGTCACCGACAAATTTCAGTTGGAGCGAATCAACGCCTAATTGTTTGATTTCCATAAAAGTTTCCCTCTTCACGGAATTGTACGACCTCAGTGTAACAACAGCAACATCTCGTTGCGCTTTCTTTTCGCACGTCGAATTACTTCATCGGCCAGCAATGGCCATGGTTGCCATTCCAGATCCTGCCTTTGTCTACCACCTTGAGGAATCGAAATCGGCTGTGGCTTCTGGCCAGATGCTGAGAAAGTGTCAGACGATTCAGACGCCGACAGTGCACCTTCAACCGGCACTTCGCCAGACGACAGCATTGAGTCCGATCCAGTCTCATACGCCTCAAGCAATCCATCAATGAATGCGATGGCCTCAGACAGAAACTCATCAGAACCAGTCTCGGTTGCGCTCAGTTCGCCAGAGAGGAACGCGACGCCTGAAGCTGAAAGCGAATCCTCGCCAGTCTCATTTGCTTCGAGCGATCCCTGCGCCGTAATATCGCCAGCCGCGTAAAACGTGTCGGAGCCATCGGTGGCAGAAAGTACACCAGAGGCGGGTAGCGCGAAGTATATTGGGGAGTCAAATACATCTTCGCCCTCTGCCTTTTGGTGGAAAAAGTAGTACCAATCGGCTTGAACTATGCCACCAAGGGAGGAGCCGTCGCCCTCCAGTGCCGACATTGCTCCTGTTGTCATGGCGCGTGCGTGATCGAGGCGCTATTGATTGTGATTGTCTGGCCAGCAGTGATAGTCACGCTGTCAAGATTGATGTCAGCGCCCGATGTACCGACTGTCAGGCCGGTGATGATGTCGGTGCCGTCAACCGATGTGCGAATGCGTGCGGCCGCTGCCGTTCCGCTGTTGTCGGCCGTTGTGTCAGACTTCGGAAAGCCAGCAAACGTCATCACACCGGAAGCCACTGTTGCGGCTGGGTTGTCGAGCGGGATCACGGCCAACACAGCAGCCATGGATGCAGTTCCAATCTCAAGCACTGCCGTTGTACCCATGGCCGTCACGACGGCGCTCAAACGGGCATTTTTCACTGCGGTTGTGTATGTCACGGCCATGTTTATTTCTCGTAAGTGATGATGGTCTTGCTGATGTCGTCGTTGGCATCGCGCTCAACGGTTTGCACAGCGCGTTTTGGATGCGTGTCAACAACTGTCACGTCGGATGGCTTGACATCGTTGTAGACGTTCACTGTTGGGTTGACCTGCTTTAGCTCAGGCATCACAGCCTCCACAACGACATTGTTTTCAGGCACGTTGATCACGTTTTTGATGTCTGGAGTGTTCACGTTTGTGACGTTGTTCTGCTCTGGCAGGTTGACGTAGTTGTTAATTACTGGAGGCTGCGCAGGCGCACTCTTCGTGCTCATCTTCACCAGCGTGTGCAGCGACTTCATCTCATCCATGAGCTTTTGCATCTCGGCTTGGCGCTGATCTTCTTTGAGCTTGTCATTGATGTCGGCCATTGGATCTTCGACGGCAACGGCAGGCTCAGCAATCTTGCCAAGGCCATCGACAGGAGCCATTGCGCCCTGAATCAACAGCTGGTCGCCGCCTTCCTTCTCTGGTAGATGCTCCATGGCGCGAGCCTCGTTCGGAGTCATTAGGCCGTTTGTGATCGCGACGCGGTACGACTCATAGCGAGACTTCGCGTCAGCACGCAACAAGGCGTCAAAATCAAACGCGACATCCATGCGGTCACGCTCTGCGGCCGTCATCAAGTTCACCAAGATGCTGGCCTCAATCTTTTCAAGCAGAGGGCGCAGAGACAACTTGTAGAAGCCTTGCATGACCTGCTCGATACCAGAACCCCAAACGCTCGTTCCAGCGGAGTCATTCACCATCACAGACGGCACACCGTACCAGCGGCAAATCTCTGCGATCTGGAATTTACGGCTGGCCAGCAATTCGATGTCCTGTGGAGACATTGAAACCGCATCAAACTTCATACCACCTTCGAGAACAAGCAATCGGTCATCTTGGCTGGTCGTCATTGTGCTGAAGTTCGCACGCACCTTGTCGCGCTGCTCATGCGTCAACACGCGATCAATGCTAAGCACACCAGAAGGTTTCGCGCCGTTGCGGTAAATCTTTGTCACAGCGCTCTCAGCGGCCTGCGCGATGCCGAGTGAGTTGCGTTGATAGGCCAAAGGCGACATACCGATCGTGCCGTTGCCCATCAGCTTCAAGTGCCAGATGTTTTCAGCAGCAAACACGGCCATGCCCTGATCATTCTGGTAGTTGTAGACCATCGCGCCATCGTCAAGCATCATCGGCTCGACCTGCGCAGACATGATAGGCAACAAGCTGATGATTCGGCCACCAACGCGCTCAATCACGCAGTATGCGTTGCCGTTCACGATCAAATTCAGCATGACCGTCTCGAAAAACTCAATTTTCGTCTGGTATCTGTTCACTTTGCCATTGAAAAGCGTGGTCAATGCGTGAGTTTCGTGCACAACTCGGCCGTCTGGCGTCTTTTTGTAGATCGTCAGAGGCAGTGATGCAACAGTCTCAGAGAGTAATTTGACACAAGCCCAAACCGCTGAGAGCTGCATCGCGCTGTCATACGTGACAGTGGAAGCTGCGTCTTCAGAGTAGCTGGACGGCGTAGAGTATTGGATGCCTTTGGATCGGCGCAAACCGCCCATCACCCAATTTGAGAAGCTGGAAAATAGACTCATTTGAACGTCACCGGATTAGACAGAAAGCCATCGAAATCCCCTTCCGTGCTTGTCTGGGGGGTTACACCTACGGCCATCGCCAATGCAACCGCGCCGTCAATGCGGCCGGTCGCTTTTTGCTTATTCAGCTTGCGGTTTCCGGCTGCATCTTGCTCGATCTTAGCATTTGCCATACACATAGTCAAAACTGGATGTGCAGAGTGAGCCATTTTCTCATTCAGCAAGATCGTCTCCAATGAGTCGATCGCCGGAGCCATGTCTTTGAAGCCCTGGCCAAACGGTTGCAGCGGCAATTCGACGCCCAACTTGTCAAACTCTTTCTTGAGCAGATCGAAGCGCCATCGGTCATAGGCCACGGCCACCACGTTCATGCCGTCCAGTGCCTCGACGATCTCGCGTGCCACTGCGTCGTACTCGATCGACGCGCTCGGTAGAGCTCGGATGAAGCCTTGGTCTGCCCATATGTCGTATGGCGCACGGTCGCGCTTTGCTCGGTCGCGCAAACCCTTCTCCGGCGTCCAGAAAATCGGCTTGACGTGCCACTTCTCCTCGAAGGCAATGGCCACCATCGCGGTCAAGTCATTCTTGGCCGACAGGTCGAGGCCGACGTACACCGGCACGCGGTAAAACACCGAATCATCGGCTTCCATGCTGTTGAGCAGCCAAACACCCTTGGAGATGAACGGCGCGGCCATCTCGACGCGCTGGTTTAGCACCAAATTGCGGAAAGTTGGCTCAAAACTTGGCATTCTTTGCGCTCTTTCAGCCTGTTCTTCCACGTCTTTTAGGCTGCGAAACACGCCAATCGCAGGGTTTGCTGACTTCCAGCCAGCGCGATCCATGATGTCAAATTCTTTTGGAGCCTCGTAGACGTGGCAAACGATGCGCGGATCTTTGCTTTCCTGCGCGTCGTCAAGCCAAATTGACAGCAAATCGTTATCGTTTGGAGCCTGTGTGCTGATGCAAATCAGCAGCGGATCTTTGTGTGCGCCCTGCGCGGTGGTGATCGCGTCGATGAAATCTGACTGCGGCCCTCTTACTTGACCAGTTTCGTCAAGAATT